CTGTTAGTTTAGTTCCTAAGTGAACAATCGTGCCGTCCTCTAATTCTCTTTCAATGCTTTCATCATTGTATTGCGTGTCTCTAACGTATTTGCCATCAGCAGTGTCTTCTGGTCTAGTGTCATACCACATGTTTGATAAGCTGTGATAGTGATAGGATCTTATTTCTTTTGCCCAAGCTTCGGCTTCTAATAAAACTGCTTGTCGTTCAACTTGTAAATCATATTGAGTCATACTTCCTCCCTTATTGCTCTCCAATTAAAAGCACTTCTCCGTTGAGTTCGTAACCACTTTGTCCTGTGTCGTATACTTCAAGTTCATATAACCAATAATTTTCCATGTTCAAGTCTGGATTGTTTGGATTATTTTCTAATACTCTTACCAACAAATCTTTATCTTCAATGGCATTAAGTTCGTCAATTAGTTCTTGTACTGTCATGCTTCCTCATACTCCTCATCTGTTCGTTCGTCTGCCCAAAATCCTTCATTTGAGCCACAAGATAAACAAACATTAGTTTTTAAATTAATATCTCTACTGCCACAACATATACAACATTGAGGCATTTGTGCTATTTCTAACCAACTGTAATCTCGTTTCATGCTTGTCTCCTGTTTAATTCTTCTTTGGCTTCCTCAAGTCTTTCGTTCTCTGCTTCCGTGTTTAGCAAAGGCATCATTGATAAAGCCCTTATCATGACTCTTAGTTCCCAAGTGGGTTTACTTTTAATTGGAGTGTGTTTCATGTGTACGTTTTTTCTCTGATAATATTTCCCTTTGCATCTGTAATAATATAATGCTCAATAGGATTTTTATTAGACAATACTTCATCAACTACTCCTTCTCTAAAAAGCTCATCAAGTCCTTTATCGTCTTGAGCTATAATCTCTATTTCATGTAGTGTTGTAGTTTTAGTGATTTTATAAGTTTTCATGCTTCCTCTTTATTTGTATAAACTCTTACTTGTAATTCGTAATCATTAGGAAATTTTCCATATTGTTTTTGAAATGCTTTCCAACATAATTTACATATTTGGTCAAAATCCTTATCTGAAGATAAGTCAACTAAAGTATAATATTCTGGTATTTTATCTTTCATTATTTTTCCTCCGTATTTTCTTCAATAAACTTGTCGATAAAATCTATAGCATTGTCCAACTGCTCGTGGCTTTTGGTATAGACTTCTGGCTTACCTGCTTCGAGGACGTGTTGCTTCACAGTCTCCCAAGCACAATCCAAGTGCCATTTTTCCCACTCGGCTTTTTTAATTACTTGTTGCTTGTTACTCATTCTTCTCTCCTCTTTTATTGTAAACTTGTACTTTCCAAAGCCAATCTTTTAGACCATTGGCTATGTCTTCTTCATCAGAAATTTCTTTGAACTTAGTTGAAACAATTTTGTATATATTTTTGTCTACATACTTTTCTTCCGTGCCTTCATGGAAGTAATCAATACTTGCCCATTTTTCATAACCTACTGCATAGGATTCATATATTGGTTTCATTCCTCTACTTCCTCCAATTCTTCTTGTCTTGCGTATAACCAATCATGAGCAACACCACATAAATGCTCAAAAATAACCTCTACTATCTGTTGTTGTATAGTCCTTCCTCCCAAAGTGCTTTCCATGTACCATAAATCTGAATTATTGGCATAAATCATTATTTGATCGTATGTGTAAACTGAAATACTGCTGTCAACATATTCGTTTAAATAGTCTCCGTTACTCTCCAATATTTCTTCTTTGTTGTCCTCTAAATCCTGTATTAACTCTGCTTCAAGAGTGTGTAAACTGTAATCGTTTTCTTTCATAATCTTTCACTATTGTTGCAAGTCGAGGTTTTTGTTTTATAGGATATCGCTAAATACCCAAGAAGAATAATGTTAGGCGTACTTCTTCCGAGCCGATCTTTTGTACGCAACCTCTATCTTTGCAAATGTTCTTTTAGCCCTCCCCATATTTAACTAATTGATCGCTAAGAAACTCCTGCCAGTCGGCTTCAACCTGCTCAACCAAAAAATAATAGCATTGAGCTGAAACAAGCCCTTTTAACTCGTGAACAAACTCTTTATCATCTGTCCAATGGTGTTCAACTTCAGGAAATGCCTTAGAGCTAAGAGCTTTTATTTCACTCTCTGCTCGTTCCAATTCGTGATAAATCCAACTCATTTCACCCATTATTTACCCCCTGAAAATTGCTCTGTAAGTTTCTCTATAATTCCAAAGATATCCTCTTGGCAATAACTGTCCATTGTTGCCAGAGATACTTCTTCCATTATGGTGTCTTTTACTGTCCAACCTATTTCACTTACTATGGCTAAGCCGTCATATTTTTCATAATTGGAATTGCTATATCTCAAACCTACTTCAAACCCATAATGGTTTTCATTTCTTTGAATAGGCAACGCCTTATTAACTTTTTCAACTAAGTCTTTAATCTGACGTTCTTTCTCATTAATTTTATTGATAAGTTCGTTTCGCTTATCTTTTAAAATTTCCACATCAAGACTATAAACTTTAGCTGTTTTATAGTTTCTGTTTTTTTCAATCGCTTTGGTAAGAACTTTTAAGTTACTTTCCTCCACTCCTCTTGCTATTTTATTGACTAAGACCTCTCGATCTTTAAGTCGCATAGGTGATTTTTTCATATTTATTTACTCCTATAAATAATTGTTTTAAATTAGTAAGTTGTTATGACTTACTCCTTCTATTAATATACCACATCTCCCATAAATGTCCAGCTCTCCTGAAAAAAACTTTTATCAACAACTCAAGAAAAATGTCAATAAAATACAATGGTTACGGATTGAGTCTTGGGCAACTCAAGGCGTTCCAGATTTATTAGGTACTACTGAAAATGGCGTTCTCTTTACGATTGAATTAAAAGTAACAAAAAGTAAACAAATAAAAATCTCTCCACATCAAATTGCCTTCCATAAAACTAGAAAGAACTCTCCTTGTTTTATCTTGGTTAAGTCCCTCGTCCAAAGACCCTCGACAAAATCTCAGCTCTATCTTTATCCCTCGTCCCTCGTTGATGAGTTAATCGCCCATGGCTTGTCTGTTGGATTTGTGATTCCCAGCTACGCCGAGCTTGAGGCGACATTGAACTCCTTGTAAATTTGTCAATCGCCCAAACGCCTTTGTCCAAGCGACAAGTCGTACGACTTGTCGCTTGGATTTGCTTACCCGTAGCCCGGACGGCCTGGGATCCAGGGGGCTGGTGTCGGCCAATGAAAAAGCCGAGGCCTCTTGCGAAGCTCTCGGCTTTAACCCATAGGAGTGGACTGTCCTATGTCCCAAGTGTGATAGTGTCATTCTCTTTACATAATCAACCTCCTATGGTTTTTGTTTGTTATTTATTTTGGCTCACAGGCGTCAGCGAACTTTCTATAATCAAAGTTAGGATTTTCTTTTTCTAAAGCTATTCCTAAATAAGAAACCAAATCAGTCCAATCAATTACATGATTTTTTGACGGTGTCTCATGATAACCATCATCAACATATTCAAAGTGTGTGGCGTCGCTGATTGCTCCGGCTATTATTTTGTAATCTTTTCTAGTCATACAACCTCCTATGGTTTGTTTAAATTATATAGGTAGTGTCCCATATATAATTGCTCTTGTCAATCTTTTATTTCGCGCGAACGCCTTGACAAGCGACAAGCTAAACGACAGTTTAGCTTGTCGCTTGTATCTGATTACTTGTCGCTTGTATCTGGCTGCTGGAGGCTTCAGCAGCCTCCCCAGCGAACTTCAGAAAAATAAAAAACAGATACAAAAAAGGGCGACCGAAGCCGCCCTTAATTGTAGGGACATATGAAATCATTCCTCTGGTATCTCCCTGATAGCACGATCTAGTAGGTCTATACGCAAGGGAATTACAAAATCCTCATTGCAGTCATCACAGCAACGTTCAGTATATTGTCTCAAGGGCATGGGGTTATGCCCCATACCTTTGAAAGATTTCCCGCAAAGCGAACATTTCCTCATGACAAGTCCTCCAATCTTCTAGGTTGAAACTGATCACTTAAGCTAGTGATCTCCTCTATTTGGATTGTGTCTGCTCTGCCATTGCTGACAACTGTTACACCATTAATGACCAAATCTCTTAAGTCATTTTCAACGCCACCGATCACAGTGCCATTGTCCAAGGTTAAGTTAAATATTATCTTCATATGTCCTCCTATGGTTTATTAAAGATACAAGTAGTATATAACCTATCTTATATAAACGCAAGTGGTTTCTTACATCACGTGCGTGGGCGGGGCAACTGACAAGCCATCAGTACCATGCACATATTAAACTATGTGACCAAGAACAAAGAACGATATGGTACATACCATTTCGTTCTGTTCTGTCACAATAGTTTAATATGTAAACAACATGGTACTGATGGCTTGTCAGTTGGATATGTTTAATAGCATGGGGCGTCCCCCCCCAAACGTTTTACTGTACACAGTAGACTATAGAAAAAGAAATAGACACAAGAAAAAATATCAGTTAAGTTAGGACTCAAGACCCCCCTTTTTGCAGATACAAAGGTAGGAGTCCCGACCCGGAGAAAATTTGTGGTTGATGAAAAAAGTAGGATAGGTAGAGCTGGAGAGCACCTAGTAGCATTTTATTTGCTGCAGTATTGTGACTCTGTAATCTTGACCAACGAAAACAGCAAAGCCGATCTTATTCTAGATCATTCTGATCGTCTGTATAAAGTTCAAGTAAAAAGCACCAACAGCATTTGGAAACACAAAGGCAAGGAATATTATCGTTGGGATTTTCGACCTGGCAGATACAGACCTGATGACTCAGAAAAGATTCGTTACACTGCCAGTGACGTAGACATCTATGCTTTGGTTGCCATACCTTTAGGCAAAGTTTTATTTGTACCTTACAATACTGATATGAAATCTATTTCTAAACGCATTGAAGATTTTGAAAAGCTAGACACTAGAGAAAGCTTGGAAGAAGCTTTGAATATAATTAATCACGTACCTACTTTAAAACCTTTCAAATGATGGATCTATTAGGAATATTTGTTTTAGTACTACCTTTTGTTATAGGATATAGGATTGGTAAACAAGCAGGACTCAAAGAACAAAATGACAAAAAACGACTTTGATTTAGAAAAGTTTGCTGAAACTTATCCAGACGCAGCCAAAGAACTACTATCTTACACTCAAGCCTTAGACGCTAAAATTTTACAAAAGGAAGGTAAAGAAAACTTTATTGAATACATCAAACACATGTGGCCTGACTTTGTACAAGGTGAGCATCATAAAATATTTGCACAAAAACTAGAAGACGTAGCCAACGGCAAGATCAAAAGATTAATTATTAACATGCCACCAAGGCATACCAAGTCTGAATTTGCTTCAGTGTTCTTTCCAAGTTGGCTCTTAGGTATTAATCCAAAACTAAAACTCATGCAGATTACGCACACGGCAGAACTTGCGTTTAGATTTGGACGTAAAGTTCGTGATCTAATCGACTCACCAGAATATAAACAAGTGTTTCCTGACGTTTCTCTCAAAGCTGACAACAAATCAGCGGGAAGATGGGAGACCAACAAAGGTGGTGAGGCGTTTTACGCTGGTATTGGTGGTGCGGTGACTGGTCGTGGTGCGGATTTATTGGTCTTAGACGATATTCACTCGGAGCAAGACGCTATGTCACCTCGAGCTTTGGACAATGCGTGGGAATATTACAGTTCAGGACCACGTCAAAGGCTCCAACCTGGCGGATCTATTGTAGTAGTGATGACGCGCTGGTCGACCAAGGACTTAACTGGCAGATTATTAGCCAAACAAGCCGAAGAAAAGGCAGACAAATGGGAAATTGTCGAGTTTCCTGCTATTTTTCCAGACACTGGTAACGTTTTATGGCCAGAATACTGGGAATTACACGAATTAGAGTCAATAAAAGCCTCTTTACCCGTAGCCAAATGGTCCGCACAGTGGC